GGCCGGTTCCGAGCAGGAACAGAAGTAGGATCTTAGCTGAAAGTTTCATCGGAAATCTGAATGATGTTTGCAAGGCCGCTGGTGATTAGTGTCGCTTCGTGATAAAGCTCGGTCGTCCGGTGCTTGAAATACGCGTGCCCATTCACGAGCGTGAAGAACCCCGTGAAGTCGTTACCTGGCGTCGATGTAACCGAGATCGTCGAATAGACCTCATCGCTGACAAATAGCTGGTTTACGTCGAACGCGTCATAATCCAGGAAAACTTCCCGGTAGAGCCCCGAGGTCGGATCCTTCAGGAACAGGGTGCCGTTTATGTAGCACGCGTTTCCGTAGAGTGACCCGGTGTCGATCTGCGTGATCGTGATTTGATTCTCGGCGACATCGTCCACCACGAGAACCCGCACAACCCCGCTCGGATCGTAGGCGATTCCGTAAGAGTGATACTTCGCGGTGGTCTGATGGCGGAAATAAATCTCCCCATTCGCAATGCCAGCGTCGCCTGTGAGCGGCCGGCGCAAGAGCTGGTCGAGCGTCGCTGCCGTGAGCGTCTGCGCGATCGCGTAGGTTTTGTTCGCGGCGTTCTTCGTGCTGGCCGACGTTCCTTCCGCCCCGCGGACAAGCGAAAGGTAGTCCCCCGAAATCTGCGTAATCGTGACAATCTCACCATTCGGATCGTCCATCGGATTCGGGTAGTCCGAGGCGTTCCAGTAGGTCGCGTTAAAAGGGGGCGACGGAAACCGATCAGTGTGCCCTTCATTGAGCAACACCGTGGCGTCCGTCGCCCCGTAACCACGAGCAACAGTTCCCTTCGCGAAATTTGCGAAAGCGCCCATTTACTTAAAACGCGAGCGCGAACGTGGCACTTAGCGCGGAGCCGTCCGTGGTCGAGGCCCCGAAGGTAACCGTCGCCCGAAGATATCGGGGGCAGTTGCTTGGGAGCCGAACTCGAACTTCGGAAGCGGAGATTCCGGCGCCGCCGGCTCCGGTGAATACCTTGGTGACAAGGTTCTGAGTCACTGAAGCGATCGAGCTTGAGGTCGAGGAGTCAATGATCAGAGTGACCGTGCGGGTGTCTGGGGCGATGGTGGCGCTGAGAGCCGGAATCGAGATGATGGCTTCGATTTGCTCACTGTCATAGGCATCGGTTCCGATGTCCAAGATCGCCGAGTTGGTGGACGTGCTCGCGGAAGCCGGGAGAGTCCAGGTCTTCACGAAAGTTGCGTCCTTCATATTGCGAGGCATAATTTTTTTCCTTTCTTTGAAAAGTTGCGTTTCGTTTACGCCTCGGTTTGAGGCAGGGAATCAGTCAGCACAATGGGAACGCCATTGGACTCGGTGGGCTGCGGTGCGAACTGCAACGGCAGCGCGTCGGTCTTGGATCCAACAGTGGTGCTTCGGCTCTTCTGGAGAGTCAGGCACGCGGTGCTGTTGGCAAACAGCCGCAAGCCAGGGCTTCGGCGCATGAAGATCGGCATCTTCGACAACGCCTCGGCGACGAGAGCGTCGGTCAAGTAGTTGTTGGTCGAGTTCTTGATCGCCTTGATGCGGACAGCGCACCGAGAGTGACCAAACGAAAGCCCGACGTATCCGCTCAGGTTGTTGGTCCACGCGGTGTAGGATTTACTTCCGCTGTCCTTGACCTGCTGCGGACGCCACTCCCCAAGCTCGAGACCCGAGTTGTTTCCGAAGATCCAGTGAACCCCCTTGAGGTCGTTCCAAACAAGCCACGCGCTGCAGGTGCTTCCAGAGCCGCTGGCGGTGACTTCGCAGTTCGTGGAGTCATACAGGCCAGCCAGGCCAGAGAATCCCTTCGCGTCAGCGGTCGGTGCGTTGTTGGTGGTCCCGGTGTAGAACTGAGCGCCAAGGGCGATCATCTTCTGCTGGACAACTCCGGACGCTTCATCCATCAGGATCGAAGCCGCGCTGTTGCCTTCGCCCTTGCCGGCCTTCAGGACTGCCTCGTCGATCTGGAGTTGGCAGTCGAGGTAGTAGCACTGGGCAATGAACTGCTCATAGAGGCTCGAAGAGATATCGACGCCCTCATTGGCATTCCGGAAGATCGGAGTCGCAGGAAGGGTCTTCCGCTTCTTGCCGGTGTATGCGATTCCGTTGATCGGGCGACCAGTAAGCACCTCGACCTCGGGGGCGACGGTGTTGGTTTCCTCGATAAGTCCGACCGCCTCGTCGGTCCCATTTCGTTTGCTGATTTCCAGCAAGGTTAAAAGTCTGTCAGGCATAAATTTCGATGGTTAAATTCTGTGTTTTTGTTGGTGTTAAGCGAACTGCGGGAACTTTTTAGCGAAGGCGTGGACTGCGCGTTGCAGGCCCTTGAGATTCACTTTCTCGTCTTCGGCTTTCGGAGTTCCTTCGATCGGAGCAGGGTGCCCAGATTCGGCGATAACCTTCAGCGCCTGGCGGGATCCAGCCTCTTCAGCAGCCTTCAGGTCGGTTTTGAGCTTCTCGGTGGACTCGGCCAAAGTTTTGTTTTCGGCCTGAAGTTTCTCGGTGGCTTCGTTGCTTGCGGTGACCTTGGCCGTCAGATCAGCGATCGACTTCTGGGAAGCTTCGTCCTTGGCCTTGAGATCAGCGATCTCAGAGTCCTTGGCTTTCAGCGTCTCAGCATTCGTGGCCGCTTCAGCCTTGAGCCGGGTCAATTCGGCTTCCATTTCTTTGAGCGTCATATGCGATGTGCTTTCTATTTCAGAAGGGAGATCGCATCCGCAATTGACCCGACCAATCGGTCGGCCAATCCTTCCTCGATCGCTCTGTCAGCCGAGAACACCCGGCCGTCCATTGCGGTCCCTCTATCTATGCCCCGGTGTTCACTGACCCAGTTCTTGAATCTGTTCGCACCCTCATCTACCAGCTCTTGCAAATAGGCTCTCTGCTGGTCTGAAAGGCTCGTGCCTGAAGCTCCGATAGCCTTCATGTCATCCGACCTGAACGTCTCCACCTTGTAGCCGAACATCTCCCAAGCCTTAGTGTCGTCGAGTAGTTGGAGCATGCAGCCGATCGAGCCAATGACCGCCGACGGCGTGGCGTCAATGGATGTGCAGGGAGCCGCCATGTAGTAAGCCGCCGAGCAGATCATGCCGTCGGTGAAGGCAACGACAGGCTTCTTGGAAACCAACCTAGCCACGGCGTCCGCAGTCTCATAGCATCCGGTGACTGTTCCACCTGGGCTGTCGATCATCAGAACCGCAGCCGTGATCCTGGCGTCGTTGTAGACCTCCTCCAGGTCGTTCTGAATGTCCCGGTAGTCAGTCACACCGCACGACTTCTCTACCATTGAAATTTTGTTGGCCAGAACCCCAACAACAGGGATGAACGCGATCCCGTCCCGAACCTCCATCGACTGGATTTCCTGACCGGCTCCCCAGTCCGCAAACACGTTCTTACCTCGGTCTGCCATAGTAGGCTTCGCGGCCTCAAGCTTTGCCTCAAACGACTCCCCGAGCTTCGACTTGACCAATCCGCACAGCGCCTGGTGCATCTCCGGCGTGATCATCCACCGCTTGGCGATTAGGGTTTCAATGATTCTTGCGTATCTCATTTCGTCCCCTTCGCCTCAGGCTTCTGGTTGTTCGGTTGGTTTGCCGGCTGGCTTCCGGAGTTGCCGCGCTTTGACATCATTTGGATGGCTTGATCGAGCGTCAGCCCGTCCTTTCCGTATTTCTTGACCAGCTCGACGGCCCTTTCCAGTAGGTCGTCTGCGGCCTCCTGAATGTCCGCGCGCGCTTCCCATAGATCCAAGCCGCGCTCGCTGTAGTCCTCCTGCTCGGTTCGCAGGCCGGCAAACACGTCCTCGCGGTTGGCATCTGCCTCCCTCCCAACGTCCACTGTCAGCCGGCTAGGTGTCTGGAACCGGCAGCGATACCAGTCCTCGACGTAAGGCAGGTCGCCGCGGTTGATACCCTTCGCGATGACGTAGTTTCGAATCCGTCGCTTGGCGCGGATCAGCAGCCGCTGGCGATCTGAAAATGTGCGTTCGGCTTTCTTGATGATCAGCCGGTTGCCGGATCCGCCGAGGGAGCTTGAATCCCAGACAAACTCGATTGGAACGTGGAGCCCGTTGGCAACGTCCCGGTCGATGTAGTGAAGGAACGTCTGGACGTTCGGGGATGGTCTGTCGCTTCCGATGGTCTTAACGTCCTGGCCTTTGTCTAATCGGAAGATGGCGCCACCCTGCATTTCCTCATAGGTCTGGGGTGCGTTTGCGGCTCCTGTATCCGTTGCCGCTCCAGTCTTGACCTGTGTCTGCCGGCCAAATGTCGGTTGCGCTGAGTTGGCTCCGATGATGGCAACGCCCATCGCTGAATCGACTTTGATCCCGAGCTTGAGGAGTGCCAGGGTATCCCGCTTGTCGATGATGTGGTGGATCCCATGGGTGAGGCCGGAGATCCCGCGAACCGACGACATCCTAGACGGGTCAAAGAGGTGGATGAAATCGCGAGCAAGCACGGTCTCGAACCGCTCTTCGTTCTCGATCTGCTTTCGAATCCTGTAAGCTACCGGACGCCCGACCGAGTTCAGCTTGACGCCGTCCCAGTATCCGTCTGCGTTTCCGTATTGATTTCCGTTCCCAATACAGTGCCCCTCAATGATTTGAATCTGAGGGTATTTTCCAGATGTCTCCGTGAGAACAATCCCGATGTCGCCGTCGATGTCGATAGCCTCTGAGAGCAGGCAATCAATCATGCGACCGTCATACTTCTGGGTTACTTCCCCGATCTCGGACCAGGTGTTGAAATAGTCGTCGTATGCCTCCCTGACGGAAAGATCCTCACAAAACGAGATCGAGCGGATTCCCTCGCCGATCGAGAATTTTCGGATGTCTCGGACGGCGCCCTTGACGAAGCCGACGTTTTCTTTTAGCCGCCTAGCTGCGGCCAGAAGTTGAAGTCTGTCGAACGACCCCCAGGTGTTTTTTGCGTCCCTGGCGCTCGACACCATCTCACTCCGCCCCTTGGTTGCGATGGTGGCATCGAAGTAACCATAGCCTCCATAGCCTGTCAGGCTCGAATATGCGGAGATCCCAGCTCCAACGATGCGGTCAGTGAGTTTTCGAATGCCCTGGATCATTGCGTTAGGTTCCGGAAGTCGGCGTAAACGACCATGCCTGAAGGCTGTTGACCCTCTGCCGTCTCCGACTCCTGCCTGGAGATCTCGGCTTGAACAGCCCCGGCAGCGGACAAGATTTGATCGTAGTCAGCCCTTGTCAGGGTCTTGTCTCCGATCGAATAGGATTGGCCTAGGGAGATGGCGTCGAGAGCGCGAAGAAGGTTCTCTTTGTGTCGCTTGAGCCAAACCAGGTCTAGGCCATAAAATTGGGATGCGGTTGCCATCTACTAAATGGCCCCGTGTTCACTGAGTCGCTAGAGAAGTTCCGAGCTGCCCTATGCGGTTTTGCGTCATTTAAGAGCGTTTTCGATGGCGTCTCGCTTGGCCTGATTGCCTTCACGGTAGGCTCGCTGAATCTCCTTCAGCTTTTCCTCGGTGCTCTGCTCGGCGTAGGAGTCGCCAATCTCCGCGCATCGGATCGAGGCCATGCCGTCCACGTCAACTGGAGTCCACACCTCCGGTGGGTTCCTGGCTGCGTATTCCGCGGTCTTCTCGGCGTTGTAACGGTTCGTTTCGCTGGTCCATCCGGCGAGCTGTTTTACTGTGATTGTAGCGGTTAGGCGTGCCATAAATTTTAGAGTCCGTTCATAAATGGCCCCGTGTTCACTGACTAGGCCGCGTCGCCGGCTTGAACGCCTGGATGCGCCGGCTCGTCGTCTGCCTTCGCGGTGCCGAAAGGATTCACCAGAATCCCGGAGATGAACGCGCAGACGACCTGCATACACTCGCAGTCCCATAGGTGGTTCTGGCGCCGGCCTATGGTCGCCCACATGAGTTTTCCTTTGATCTTCCGCTTGCTCTCCGAGCACATGTGTTTTCGGTGATCGGAAGACACGTTCGTGTAGACATCCCACGCCGCGCCGTTTCCAGTCTTCAGCCTGTGAAGGACATCCTTTACGGTGAGGTTCGACCAGTAGTAGAGCCGGGCTAACACCATCCCGTGGTTTGACTTACCCATGCCAGGATCCCACTTCGTCTCGGGTGAGTATGGGCGATGGACACTTAGCCCTTTCTCCAGGTAATGCAGGAACGACTTTCGATCGTCGCCGCGCATCGCCGTCCATCCGTTGTCGGCGCACATTTCGAAAACGAAGTTGGAGTCATTGTCATACCCGGCATCGACCACCACGTTCTCGGGTCTGATCTCGAACTTGTGGGATGTTGAAATGACATCTTCCTTGGTAAGCAGCCGACCCTCGGCGACCAGCCTGCTTTCCCCTGTGTCCGCCCAGGATCGAATGACAAACCAGAAGTGGTCTCGCTGAACGTCAACTGTCATCCATCGGTAAGCCTCCTTCTCCCACTTCTCTAGCGGATCGTAGTTGATAGGATCCTTCAGCTCGTCAGCCGCCGTCTCCTCCTCGGACCATGATTGCCCAAGTGTCTCCGTGACGAAGGTCTTCAGCGGTTCAATCACCCCCTGAGCCAGAGCCTTCTTTGCCGTCAGAAATTCCTCGACGATGCTGGCCCATGAGATCCACGGAACTATCAGCGCCGTCCATGTCCCCGACCATCGGTCGGCCGGCGCGTTCGGGTTGTGGTCGATCCAGTCCCCATCAAGAGCAGCCTTCCGCCTGATGTTGTAGGTGTCTCGCATGATCGCCTTGCAGTGCGGACACTCGAAGCGAATTGTCTTGGTAACCGCGTCAATCTTCCATTCCCCTCCCGGCTTCGTCTCGTCTGTCTCATCCCATTTTAGGTGCTTGAACTGCATCGAGTCCAACGCCCCGCAGCATGGCATTTTGACGCAAAACTCCGACTGGGTTCCCTGCTCCCACTCCAGGTCGAAAGGATCGCCCTTCTCATCCCCGGTCGAGATCATCATGGCGCAACCGTTCCACCATGAACGGATCCGCTTCAGCGCCATCTTCAGAGCGCCCTTCGGGTAGTTTCGAACCTCGTCCAAGATCAGCCAGCGGATCGGCTTAGACTGAAGCTTGCTGGGAGAGTTCGCCCCGGTGATGACGAGGGGAGACTGCGGAAAGTTGATTTCGCAGACCATCTTGCCGGATCGGCTCTTCGGCATTTGGTCGCGGATCGAATCGACGGATTCAATTGTCGGAGTGAGTCGGGTTTTAGAAAACGTCTTAGCCTCATCCGCCGCGGCCATAGTCCACTGGACTGGCCCAGGATCTTCGTCGATCGCGTAACAGACAGCCACGATCCCAAGCTGGGTTTTTCCAGTTTGCGCTGGGCACCTGACGACGACATACCTGATGCCGGTCTGTGCCCACTTCTCAAGTGGCAGCTTTGTCCAAGGTGCCGTGTCTCCTCGATACTTACCAGGGAAAGGGGAAGTCTTGTCTAGGGTCAGCTTCTCCTCAGCCCACTGCCACGGCTTCCGCCGGCTTCGTGGTCGAAGGAACTGGCTGACTAGTTTTTGGATCAGGTTCATCTTGCCAAGGGTGACTGCTTATGTGTTGCAGCGCGTCGTTGATCGCGTTCCGCATTGCCTCCTCTGCTGCTGGTGGCTCCATGCCTGGAACCTGCGCTGCGAGCTTGCCGGGTATCGTTAGCAGCTCGTTCCGGACATTCATCAGGACAGGGATGAACCACGCGCGAATCTGCTCGACTGGGATCAACTCCTTGCGTCGCTCCTTTAGGGTGATATCCATCCCATCGACCACCCGCTTGAGCCTTTCGATCTCCCAGTCGGCTTTGC